TCCCTCCACTACGCTCTTCCTATCTTTTTTTTTTTTGGAATTAAAATGAAAATAGGCTGCGATGAGTTAGCATTACCCCTTGCGGGGGCTCATCCATATACAGCATACAGTTAACGTAAGCAAAAAGAGCTCAACCTTTCGGGAACAATTCAATAATTGCTTAACATATATAGATTCACACTCATAAACACTTCGTAAATTCCAACAATACAAAGCATCCATGCTTAGAAACACTTCTCCATAAAACCATACAAAATATAACTCTGGAAAATAGGAGGCGGGGGTGGCCATGTGGGACACACCCCTCTCTGAGTTGACTCTCAGGCGTCTGCCGAGCTCATTGAGCGCCCGGTAAGCTCTTTCTCCTTGGCCTTACCCTTCTTGAGAGCGGGTTTAAAGCCAATCTTCTTCGCCTTGCGATCGCTAACAATATAGTTGCAAATCGGAGGGGAGGCGGGGAAGTAAACGCAGACGTCATCCATAAAGGACATATACACGTCAAAAACGGGGTTGGGGGAGTCACCACCCGCGTTTGCGTTAGGGGCCCAAATCTCGAGACCGCGGGCGTTCTCGTAATTATGGGTGTCGAACACCTCGCGATAGGAGGTGCTCTGGGAATAAGGAACAGCGACCTCGACCATATGGGTCAAGGGATTGGACGGCTTGTTCCAAGGGATGGCACCAGCCATACCACGGGGGGGATAGGGTACCTGGGGGTTGGTAAAGGCCTGGTGGACATCATCACTGGCGTACACAGCCCAACCCCACGTGCCTTGTGCATCATCAGCAACGTAGGCAGAAATATTAAGCCCGCCAGAGTAGCCGACAAAGCCAGCGAGCAACCAACACTTGCCAGAGACACAGCCAGAACGGCCAAGTTGGAGGCCAAGGGCGCCAGTGTTGGGGGCGGCAAAAATGACAACAGGATTATCCTGGTTATAATACTCCAGGGTGTTACGCTTGAGGAGCGAACTGTAGTTGTCAATCTGGTCGCCGGAGATGAACCCATGAGCCTGTTGCATGGACACAGGCATGATAGGGGGAAACTTCTGAGTGGCAAAATCCGCACGAATGGACTGGAACTTAAGGCCACTGGGGGCGCTTCCAAACTTCTTGCCAAACTGAATACTAGGGGCATTGAAATCGGGAGCAAAGGAAGCATCGAGGTCTATAGGCTCATAGAATTGAGCATCAGTATCCATCGAACCATAAACGATGATCTCGGCTGGGGTGATGGTTGCTATCTTATAAGGGACCTCGACCTGAATAAGGCAACGGCCAAGGTTAAAGGTAGGCAAAGTGAGGGAGGGCAACCAAGAGAAATACTTGGTGTAGGCGGACGCCTCCCAACGAACGGAATAACGCACAATCGTGTCACCGTTAACGTCCATAACAATAGACGGAGCATCACCACGGTCCGCAATGGCGACAGCTGTCCCAGAACCAGCTGATGGCAGGTAAAACAAGCGAAGTCGGCATGATTTGACCTGCGCCGAAACGATGCGGATACGGTACCTCATAGACCCACGCCACATAGTGAAGTTGGAGCCAACGTAGCCAGGCCACCCAGGGGCAAACACGTTCTCAGCAGGGCTATAAACAGCACCAGGAGAAACAGTCCACTCACCAACGAGGTCGCCAGCGGCAGCATTAGCAGCCATGGTGAACTTGCCAACGATTTGCGGAATCATCGCGAGGGACACGAGGGACGGCTTTGGGTTGGTGGAATTGACGGCTGGGTTACGCGTGGTAACATAAGGGGCTGGAATAAGAGCCATGGGTATGGCATACGACAACCCAGACGTGGTTGCGAAATCAGTCTTAGCAACCTGAATGTCCATGTGCATGGTCTGCTCCTTCAAAGGCTTATCAAGAAGAGCACCAACAACTGGGGCAACAGTCTCAGCAAACTTAAGCACACCGGCAACTGTTTCAGTCGCGGATTTAACTGCGTCAGTGGCTGAGCCCTTGGCGGTGGACTCAACAGCGGCGGACTGGTTCTGCAAACCAAATGGCGCCGGACCATACTTCTTTGCACGAATAGCAGTTGTGGCAAAAGAGTTGATATCCGGCTGGGAGAGGTCCGGATTAATAAAACACGCCTCAAACAGCACTGTCATGCCAGAGGGCGGAGATGGCTGCTCATAAGAAAGCTTGGTCATGATCCAAACCTCGAGGGCACCACAGGCGCCCTGGGGGGCGCCAAGTTGGAGATCAAAAGCATTGAAGTTAGAAGTCCAGGGAAGAAGGACCTCAACAGACTGCGCAAGAGAAGCAGAGATCTCAGCTCCATCACCGTTGTACCAAAGTCGCGGACCCTGGCGCCAATTGGGCGTCTGGATATCCTGGTTCGGGATGAAGTTCATAAACAGGAGACCTTGGGAATACTGGTCTCCATTAAGAGTAGCTCGAACCTTGACAGCAGAACACTTAAAAAGCTTATTGCGGGCGACACGATCCATAATCGTTGGGTTATTGAGCAAAAGCTCAGGAAAACCCCAGCTCGCAAGCTTGGTATCAGCAGAGGTTGCAAGGGGCCAAGTGATCTCAGCGATGGGGTACATACGATAAAGTGGATCAACATCCTCCTCCTTCTTATACCCAAAGTGGCGAATGACAGGGGGAAGTGGACGCTTCATAATATCCTTGGACAAATCGGTAGTAACAATACCAGTATCGTCCTTATGAGTGGTTATACCCGACACAGTAACAACGCCACGCTCCGCATCGGCACGGTTTGAGGCATCAACAGGAACAATGTCCTTGTCATTAGACGCAGATTGGTTAGTGAGACCATTAGGGGCATCGCCGAACTTGGGACCAAACGGGCCAGGGTAGAAGGCCATATGTCTCTTAGGCTTCTCAGTCTCATCAAAGCCGAACTCGCCAGGCACAAGAACCGGGTCACTGTCAACATAACCCTCAATAGTGGGCAATTCAACCCAACGGTCAGGGACATAATCGACATCATGAACGTGAACCCCTCCAGTACCACTCAAGAGACCACGATAAACCTCGTCAACATCAATAGTCATACGGGGGCAGCTAGTGAGGAAAAGAGCCTCCTGTAACTTACGGCTAGCAATTGCAGCAGCATCAACATCCCAAAGAACAAGTTCGCGGATGAAAGCCTCACAAACAAGGGTGGTTTGGACACGGGAGCCAATGTCATTGTTGATGATCCACTGGTAAATGCTGTTGAGCGTGTCAAACTCAAGGCGCCAGAACCACCTACCTTCACGACGGTAGGGGCGACGAGACAAAAACTTGGACTCAGTGTAGTCAACCCAGGGGGACATCTCGCCGTTCTTAGTGGCTGGCGTAAGAATCACACCAACCTCCCTGGCGTACTGGGCCTTAATAGTGGCATCAAACAACTCACAGTGGGTGCCACCATAAGAGTCATCGCCATAGTGAACATAAAAATTCCAGTCGCCATAAATACGCGACTTACCGGCGAAATACTCCTTATAACTCTGGAGCAAGCGCTTCCAACAATAACGGTAGGTGGAAGCCCCACGCCAAATATTGAAAGGTGTGGTGTCTGGACGGCCAGAATGGGTCTCGTCGTCGTTCTTAAAGAAAATGTCACCAAACACAGTCCAAGTCTGGGAGAGCATCTTAGCAACGGCACGTGTGGCCTGAGCGGGAACACCCAAAACAACGCTGTTGAACCTGGCAAGATCAACGCCATAGGCATCGTCAATAATGCCGGGACAACTGGCGTCAAAGGTCTCAGCATCGGTGCTGTCCTTATAAGTCATATCAAAGACCTGTTGGGCAAGAATCTGGCCGCTGTAGCCATTAAGTTCAACGCCAAGAGCGGCGCTGTTCTTAATTGCGCCATGCATAAGAGCCGCAGTAAAAACCATGGTGTAACGACGCCCAATAATCAGAGTGTCGAAATCCATAGTTTCGGTCTTGCGGGCACGCTTGACGGAGAACCCATTCTCGAGAGGGGTATAGCCCTTGCGGGTCGTCTCAGGAGTAGTCCTCTCAATGGGACGCAGCTCAACTTTAGGCTGAGCGACGAGCGTAGCAGGAGTAATTACACCCTGACGCAAAAGTTCCTCCTTAGCTTCAACACGGTCCTGAACACCAGGGCGGAAACGGAGGCGACCATTATCATCGCGCTCAACGTGCTCGCTCTTGCCAGGGGAGTGGTTGCCGCAACCGGGCACAATACCAGCAGACGTCGTAACAACGATGGGATTAATACCGTACTCTGGAATACCATTGAGCACCTCATCCCAGGAAGGAAGTCGATCGGCGTGGAACCTCAATGGAGTCTGCGAGATAACCTCCTCAATATAGTCATTGGAGGCAGAACGGAAGAGCTCAACATGGTTAGGCTGTAGCACTGTGTCAGTTGGGAACGTCTTAAGGAACATGTTCTCACACTGAAACACAGGGGCGGGCGCATGATTGGACGGACCAAAGCGGCAATGGTCACGAGTAACAGGATCAATAATAACCTGCTCATCGAGGGCACCGGCAACGCGGGACTTGATGATGTTGTTTTTACGGTTAACACCACGGGCCAAGTTCGGGGGTAAAATGCCAGCAACAGGCTTCTTAATGAAAGAAACATCACGATCACCAACAGGCAGTAGCTTCTCAACGAACGGGTGGGATTGGTTCTCAAAACCAGAAACAATACCCTTAGGACATTGGTTAAGAATGTACATCAAGTGATCGAAACTCACAGGAACATGGGCGGACTGTGGGTTGTCCTTACTGTCATTGCCAGAAGCGTGCATGGCACAAATGTAACGGTGCCCCTCACCCAAATGGGCGTTTGTGTGGACAACCATCTGACCACAATGACCACCCTTGGTTGGGAGCTGTGGAACTGTAAAGAAGCCCTCAGAAGAGATACCCTTAACAGTATAGTCGTTGTAGCCACGCACATCGCCAAGCGGAAAGCGAGAAACCTCCGAGGTTTCAAAAGGGGTAGTGGTGTTGGGGTCAACCTTCTGAGGTTGGTGGTTGACCATGTAACAACCAGTGAGACGCCTTGGGTCAAGCTCTCCTTTAATGAAGTAGGAAAGAGTCGATGCAGCAGAGGGGATCTGAACAGGGAAAATGACACACGCCAGATCGGAAACCTTACTCCTGTGGTAACGGAACACATTAGTGGGTAGCTTCTCGAGCTCCTTGAAATCATGGAACTCAACTGCCTTATGGCGCGTCTGGAAATGGCCACCCATAGTGCAAGTATCAGCACCGTCAGGAATGGCATGGGAGACGGTAATGGCAGCATTAGAGTAGAAGCGGTGGCACCAAGCACCAGCAGAGATGGTCTTGGTTTCACGAGTGACAGTCCACGTGAGGAAAACATCAGCAACAGCGATTTTGTCGTCGACAAACTTGGTTGGATCGTTGGCCTCAACCATGTTGTTGCCTTGGTTCTTCAGGGTCTTGGGGGCCCAAGGATTGCGAACAGTAACATTCGCACGGGCACGAGATGGAACCTCATTGGAATACTTCGTGGCCTGATTCTCAAGCTCAGCCTTCTCGGCCTTACGATTCCAATAGGCATTAACCACATGGGAAATAAGGTAACCAGCCGACACAATAGTCGCGGCAGAAGTTATGAAGCTCAAAATGGTGCCCAGAGTGACAGCCCACCCGTAACCTTCCATTGGGGCCACGCTTGCAGCGTAGTGCATATAGTAGGTCTTGATAGGGGTGTTCTGCTTGGAGGCCCAATGTATGAAGCCATAATACCCAAGCGACTGCGCGTCCTTGTCATACGACTCGCAGATGCGATTGCCGTGGACAAAGCACCAATTGCCAGTACGGCAACACTCACCCTTGGTGTAAAACCTTAAGGGCTTAAGAAGGTCCTGGTGGGCCATGGTGAGCTCGCCAATCTTAACCTTATAGTCGAGCTTAACCTCGGGCCTGGATTCAATAAGTTGGTTAACAACCGCCTCCAGTGTGCCAAAAGTTTGTTCAAACTCTCGGTTTGGTTTACCGGACTGATAAGAAAGGTGCTGCGGGCACGCATCAAGGAAGCGAACAAAGCGCTCATAATCCTGCTTGGAGTCCTTCCCCTTGTAGTACTTGCAAAAGTCATCATAGAGGGAAGTATCACAATGAAGAGACTCATTATGAAACTCAGTGCCAGAATCAGCAGACTCAAAAACCTCAGCGCGTCCAGGGATGCGATTCTGGAGCTCAGCAAAAGTGGCGTAGACAGAGCGGTCGATCTCAATGGTCCGGGGTGGATTGACACCAACATGGTCGTCAGTGTTCTGCCACCTATCAACAATCTCATGGGCAACAGAGTTCAAATGGGCCCCAGCAAGGTCCATCTGTTTACGCTTAGCGTATTTAGCGTTAATGTAACCAGTGAAGTTACGCACATTGTCCTCAGTATCGAGGAACACCCAGATGTCGTCCAAGTTACTGGCAGTCACCTTCATAGGGTCAAGGTGGGTAGTACCAGGCTTAAAATAAGCAGGGTTGCAACGGCAGAAATGCGCACCACCAGTCAGGCGACGACCAGCAGCCTCGGGTGAGGAGGCATTGGTGGTGCCGACAAGGTTAATAAAAGCGGTAATATAAGAATGGCGCTGGAAAAACCGCTTCTGCTCAGCAATGGGGTCCTCATGAAGGGCGGGAACGGGCGAACCCCAAACCATCAGCTTGTTAATGAACTCAGTCTTGGACGGCACGTCCGTAGTTGGCAAGGGGTCATCCCAAAAGAGGTACTTAGGGTCCTCATTCATAGGCGGAGGGAAGTTTTGCTGATCACCAGTCAACACATCCATCATCTTATCAAGGGGGGCATGCCAACCATGCTTCTTCTTTAGGGCAGCAAGGATGCACTTAGCAAGAAGAGACTTGCCAATACCAGGGTCGCCATAAATGACATCAATCACAGGAAGCGGCCTGGGGTCGGAGAACTCAGACGCAAGCGACTTATCGCCAACAACAGTGGCAAGAGAAGAGACACGAGCCTTAAGGTTCTGGACAAAATCCTTCTCCATAGAATGGTTGGTAGCTTTCAGCAACAGCTCATGCCCGGTAACAACAAGAACCTTAGCCTTGCGGACCTCTTCGGCCCGGGGATTCGGCTGGCTGGTAAAGTCCTTAACCTGTTGGGACCAAACAGCGTGCTCATGGATGAAATAGTAGGCATCATCAGTACGCCATGGGCGGCCAAAAAGAAGTTGGTACATTGACTTAAAAACGTACACAACGAGCTTAACAAGGCCTGTACCAAAAGTGCTCGCATTCTTAAAGAAAGCGAACAAAGTATTGGCGCCCGCGGCATAAAGGAGGATCTCCTTGACGTTAGTGGGCATATAGCCAAAAGTGTAACTGTAGAGAGCAGTATACATGGCTTGGAGTATACCAGCCTTCTCTTCGTCA